CGTTAACGAATCCATCAGTCTGCGAGAAGGACGAAGACTGACCTGCGAATGCAGAATCTGGCTCGTTGAACAGAGCTTCAGTACCCAGTCTACGGTCGGCGTTGGTTCCGTCAACATAACGGGAACGCATCGCGAAGATGAGTCCAGTAGGAGCGTTCATTGGTTGAACGCCAGCCAGGTCATAAGCGACCAGGTTAGGCATGGAGCGTCTGATCAGGGAGATCAGAACAGGGTCGAAACCAGCAACAGGGCCGGTTGCGGTGGCGGATCCAGTGTATCCACCGTTACCGACGCTCATAGTAGGAGCTTCGGACAGGAATGCTTTTTCTTCAGAGAGGAATCTCTCTTGGTTCTCCAGGAGTTGGGCGGTTACTGCGCGACGATGGGAATCCTTAATTGGATCAAGACCATCATGCTCAAGAAGGGGTGCCCACTTCTCCTGCAGATGTTCGGCATTGAACATTTGCGTTTACCTAATGAATGTGTACGTTTGTTATGTTAATAAAGTTGAGATCACTTCTGAACTGATCTGGAAAGTACCTGCATGTAAGCGGCCATCGACCCAGAAACATCTTGGTCGGTGCTTTCGGTCAGGACTTCAGACTCACTTCTCTTCGGAGAAGACTTGAAATACGACTCTTTCAGAGTCTCAAGCTTTTCCTTATAAGACTCTTCACTCTCAAACTCTACACCCTCAGCAAGGGAAGCGAGCTTGTCTTTCTGAACGGTCGTCAGACCTTCAGCGACATCGGAAAGGATACCACCAGCAGTTGCCTCAGAGAGACGCTTGTTGATCGAAATATTCTTCTCAATTTGCTCGTTGAGTTTTGTCTCCATGTCATCTAACTTGTCTACCATAGACTCAACAACATCATATTTCTCTTCAGGGATAGTTACATAATGATTTTCAAAAAGACCCTTCATTCCTTCAAGGAACGATTCGGTCATTTCGGTTCTGAGACCATGCTCGACTGCGATTGCATTTTCGGTGATCCACTCGTCAGCGACGTACTCCAGATAGGAGTCAACACGCTCGACCAGTTCTCCCTTCATTGCTTCAACTTCTTCAACAAGTTGAGCTTCGTAGCGAGCTTCGAGGGCCTCTCTGATTTCGGTTACTTTAGACTTCAGAGCAGCCTCGAAAATAGTCTTGGCCTTATCTCTGAACTCTTCGGAGAGTTCTTGTCCACCGAGCAGAGCGTTAACGTCTTCTTCGACATCAACGTCATCGGTGATTTCAGGAAGTTCTTCGGCAACAGTCTCTTCGACTGTCTCCTCTACGACTTCCTCTTCTGTAGCTTCGTCTTCAGCGATGATTTCGGTCTCTTCAACCTCAGCCTCTTCTTTCGAAAGGGCGCCCTTTACGGACTTGAGATTTTTGGCATGACCGCCTTCACCACCTGGGTCCTTAAGTTTTGCACTATCGTCATCGGGACGATAGTTTTCTGGAGTAGGACCGCCGAGATCTTCATAACTTACACCAGCCATAGTCTGCATAGGCTCAGCAGGTGCAGCACCTCTGGTCACGGCGTTCTCCATTTCTTGTAAATTCCTCTTACGGGACATCTGAACTCTCCGATTTAACCTTGTAATTAAACTATATTTATTTATAAATTAGAGATTTGCTAAGAAATCTTGGAACAGACCTAATTTCTGTTCGTCAAGTTGCTTTTGATCTACAAGAGTGTTGATTCTCTTATAGGTTTTTTCTGCATATCTTTCACGAAGAATGCCACCATCCCAAACCCACTCTTTACCTTCCATAATGCCATTGACAAATGCATCAGGTGCAGATGGGTCAGCAACGATATCAGCAGCAGTTGCGAGAGTAAAATCCTCTCCAACTACACTGTATCCTTCGCTGCACTTATTTAGTGAACCAACACCGCGAGAAGACACACCCAACTTAACTCCCTCTCCAAGGAGAGACTTAGCGATGTTACCCATAGGGGTGGAAAGAATTTGTGCCTTTCCAATAAAGTTATTACCCTCTTGACGAAGAGAAGTAATCTTGTGAGAAACACGGTCGAGGTTGACGGTAGGACCATCAGGGTGACCGAGTTCACCAAGAGCACGGCCCTTCTGGACGAAGTTTTCGTTATAACGATTTACTTCGTTCGCAAGAGTTTGAATGGGATACATTCTCCCATTGCGATTCTTGATCTCTCCTTGAAGGAATACACCTTCAATAAAGAGATTCTTTTTACCGTTGCGTTGTTCAACGATAACCTCAACGGTTTCGATTTCTTCTCTGATTAGTTTCATTAGCCTACGCCTGAAATTTGTACTTGTTGTGCATACAGTTTGCCAGATCCACTGTCAGTTCTAGCTGCAACAACTAGAGTTTTTCTTGCCTTTGCATCAGTGAAGGATGCATCAGCGGCTGTCAGAGCTCTGCTATCATAATCAATAGTTAATCTCTCAGAGAAATAACCATATGTATTTGCACTGCTGTCTACTGATACTACTTTTCCTGTTGTATTAAAACCAGTAACTCCTGTCACACCAGTGATGGTGAGAACATCATCTACTACAAATGGATTTCCAGTGCCCTCAGGGAGGTCGATAGTGGTTGAACTACCAGTTGAAATACCAGCAATAGGTGAAGAACCAGGGGTTAATGCAAGAGTTGCAGTGGTTCCTGCAGGAACAAAATAGTTGGCAGTAGTAGCAACAGCAGTAGTTCCAATAGCAACATGAGTGTTTTGCGAAATTGCAACAACTCTCAGAGTATCTGACTGAACAGTAAACTGTGCAGACTGTGCTGATGTGGCTGAAGTATTAAAATTAATACTATCTCCAACTGGTGAATGTGCCATTACTCGTCCTCTTCGGTTTCTAATTCATTGTCAATTTCACCGATTTCATCTGCATCGGTCTCATCATCTTCTTGATCCTGAAGACCAAACATAGCATCTGCTACGTATGGTCTAGCGAATTCAATTCTTTCTGCAGCTTTTTGATATAACGCATTTTTAATTGCATCACTTACTTCAGACGGAGAATCATCCGCAATCATCAAATCCATTAATTCATCCATAGATCAATATGTGTATATCTATGTTTTTATTTATATCTCACCACCTTTGGGTGCCCCTGGAGACTCAGGTGCTTCGATTGGAGCTTCGTCAACTTCCATATCTTGAGGTAGATTACCCATGCCACCTGCAGATTGCATAGCCATATTTGCCATCATCATCTCCTCTTCAGATGGAGGGATGATTCCAGCTTCTTTTTCTGCAGCGATTTGAACATCCTGTTCAATGATTTCTTGATCAGTCTGACGCAGAACCTTACGACGGACATAATCAACAGAGAAATACTTACCGATATATGGATCTGCACTTGCAAGAATACCAAGTCTTTCTTGCATCAACTCAGCATCCTTCAGTTCTGCAAAGTGATTATCATAGAGATAATCATATTGAATATGATCACTCATGCTGTCCCATTCTTCAGGAGTCACAACGTTCTTGAGAATCAGTTGAGTTCTGAGAATGTCATGGAAGAGATGACTGAATCTCTTTCTCATTCTTCCAACAAACTTACTGAACTTCAGTTCGTCACGCAGAATCTCAGAAGAACGACCGAGACTAAATCCACTATCAATATTTGTTCTAGACTCTGGAACCTGTAAAGAACGATACAGTTTCTTCTGGAAATACTCAACGTCAGTCAGTTCTCCGAGGTTTTGTCCACCTGGAAGAGTGGTGATTTCTGTTCCACGACCACCTTCACGACGTGGAAGCCAGAAGTCTTCCATCATGGACATGTATTTCTTGTCATCGCGCATCTCACCAGTCTGTGCATCATAGGTGAGTTTATTGCGATAACGACTCATTACCTCTTTGAGGTATTGTTCTGCCTTGACCTTTGGAAGATTACCAACGTCAATATAGAAAATACGACGTTCAGGTGCGCGAGACAGACGATAAATGACCAAGGAATCTTCAATCATTCTCAGTTGATTGAGTGCCTTGATCGCCTTGTGAAGATATGAAAGTGTTGTTTTCTTATTTCTATCCACCAAACCAGAGGTGCAATATGCAACAGCATCCTTTGCAATCTTGACAGCCTCAGTTTTCTGAGTTGTGACTGTCACCGATCCGTATGAGTTTTTGGTGTTTCCTGGGTTGTAAATAAAGTATTCTGTGATACCAGGAAAGTCATATTTGGTGGGATCATTATCCACACCAGGACGTTGACTCAGGGCAATTGCACCTGCATTTCCGTCTTTCTTTTGTTCACGAACAAACTTTACTTTCGCCGCATCCATGTAACGAAGTTCCTTGATACCCTCTTCGGGTTTTGCAAGGTCAATCACTTTATGGTAGTAAAGACGACCGTCTACATACCAATTTCTAAAAATTTCATGGGACTTCTTATCGAAGTCCAACATTTCTTTGATGAACTGAAATTCAGTTCTAATGATATCTTTTACCTTATCACTAGCATTTAAATTAGAAAGTTCAATCTCTACAGGAGAGTCATTTAAGTCAGATACAATAGCTTCACTAATAATATCTTCAATGGCACTGTCCACTTCTGGATGAAGTGCCATGTCGCGATATCGTTTCAGAAGGTCGAATTCAGTTTTGAATACACCTTCAACATCAAGATATTGACCATAAAACCCAGACGCAAGATAGTAGTCTGCCCCATCCTCGTTGTTTTCGGGAATGGGAGAGACTACCGTCTTGGCTGGTTTCTTATATGAATCGTCAATTGAAAAGCCAAAAAGAGAAGCCATTTTATAATTTGGTTATACCCTGTGTATAAAGGTATTTATCAACTTGTCAGATCTGCAGATCCGTCAGTGCCATCTTTGTATGCATCCCACCAGTGGACTTGGAACTGAACCTGGAACTCTTCAATCGCATCAGTCGAACCATAATCCAGAGGAATTGGGCTGACCTGAGTTGGATAAATTCCGTGGAACTTGTATCTTCTCAGAACTGGGATAGCTGCCTCACCATCTTTAGAAACCTTTCTACCGAGTTGGAATACGTTAGCATCACTCTGATAGGTGTTTGGATTGGTTTCTCCAGAATCGAACTCATGGTTGTTGATGGCATTAGACCATCTTTCCATGGCACGACGGATACCGAAATCAACATCGTTGATAATCGTTACAGTCCAAGGATCGAAGGTTCTGTCTCCAGCAACGTGAAGAATACGACCTCTGAAGGCAACAGGGATGTCACCAACATTAGATGCAGGAAGTTCTGCAGCTTTGATCATGAAACGCATCTTCTCAGGTACGTCTCCAGCAGCATCGATGTCAAGACCAGCTGGGAAGTTGAGTTCTACTTCAAATAGATTGGGGCGGGCGCCGCCCCCAACCAACTTGCCCTTGAAATCATCAATGGTTCTATCTCTAAATTGAATGGCCATTTTGGGAAAACTCCGTTAGTGTTTTATTTTTGTGATCAAACTCTACCAACTACCTCTTCAAACGCAACGCCCGTTCTGGTAGCAACAAAGGTCAGACCGATGAAGTTGATAGAACGTGCAGGTTTGATGAAGATGTCAGCTTTAAATTCATTAGCATCAATAACGTCAGGAGTGTTATTGGTGTCATCACAGATGACAACGAAGTCGGTGATACCTCTCTTCGCTTGAACATCACGGAGATAAGGTTCAACGATGTTGCGGAAGTTTGCTCTTGTGATGTCATCGTTGAACTCAAACAGTTGAGTTCTAGCGGCAACTTCAATGGTTTGTTCCAGAGTGAGGAACAGACGGCGAACGTTGATTCTGTCGAATGCAGAAGCGAACGAAAGAGCAGTCTTATCACCAAAGAGGAGGAATCCACCACCAGGCGAGAAGATAACTGGGTTAACTCTTCTGGTGTAGAGAGTATCTCTCTGAACTTTACTTGGGTTATATGCAAGTTTTACTGTGTTGAGGATCGAACCTCTTTGAGCACCTGCAGGAGAGAACCATGGGAACTGTTCCTGAGATGTTCTTGCCATCAGACCGGCGATGTCACCGTTAAGTGGCATGTATCTGAAGGTGTTGTTGAAACGATCGAACTGATACTTATATCCAGAGTCAAAGACTGCGTAGGAAGAAGATGTCAGTGCGTCGAAGAATTGAACAACGTTATCTGTCTGATTCTTAGAACTTGTAACGTCAACAACAGACTCTCTATCTGGAGAAACAACTGCGATACAGTCTTTTCTACCCTCAGCAATAGCAATCAGTTTGTTTGCCTTAGCTTGAGAACCCTGTTTGTCATTAGGAATACCAGGACCGTTGAGGAGGAAGTTTACGGAGTATTCTGCCTCATTCTCAAAGATCTCATAACCACCGATGACATCACCGAGTGTTGTGGTATAACCACCCTCATTGTTGGTTCCACTGTAATCTTTACCAGCGACCAGAGAGTAGAGTTGATTACCCGCAACGTTAAAGGTAACATCCTGAGTTTTTGTACCCCAGACGTTTTCTGTAGAAGTTGCAGTAAATGCAGTCTGGATACCAGAAGCAATCGAACCGTTACCAGTAGAAACACCAACGAAAATATAGTTGGAGTTGTCTGCGATGTAATCCTTGTAGTAAACCTGAGAACCTAAAGAGTTAACAGCGTCTGTTGCCTTAGAAAGGAAAGCGTGTTTCTCAAGAATGGTTCCTGCATTACCAGAGATAGAACCCTTGTCATCAACAACAACTACGTGAAGTTGATCGTTTTCAGAGTTTCTTGCAGCAGAGAAACCACTTGTTCCTGGTTTTTCAGCAACGGACTTCCAAAGAACTTGTCCATTGTCCAGTTGAATGTACTGGTTATCATACCAGTCAACTCTTGTAGTTACGGAAGCAACCGTAGAAAGACCAGTAGCAGGAGCTGCAAGAGTCGAAGCGTCTGTGCTGATCGAAACACCAGCAGTTCCTGGTACACCGAATTGTCCAGTGCTAGTTGCAGTACCAACTGCGAATGCGTATGCCCCACCCTCAGTATAAGTTACAGGGAACACTGTTCCTGCAGCAGATACTCTATTCAGAACCTTAACGTCAATTGTGCTGACTCCGATACCAGTGATGATACCTTGCAGATAACCATCATTGATGGATGTCGTTCCGACACCTGCAACTACAGAACTGGTTGCTTGGGTAACAGCAAGACCAACACTTACGTGTGCAGTAGCACCAGCACCGATTGTCAGAATCTGGTCAGCTGCACCATCGATGACGGCAACCTTGAGTCCGTTTGCCCAAGATCCTGGGTTTCTTGCGGCGAGTCTGTAGGAGGAGGTAGACTCGTAATTGTTTTTGTAGTCCTCGTAGGACTTGATCTTCAGAGTTGAAGTCGAAGCAACACCAACAGCACCTACGTTGGCGTTCTTGAGATTGGCTCCATCGATTCTACCGACTCTCAGTATGCCACCATACTGAAGGTAGTTAGCTGCGGTGTACCAGTACTCGTACTGTCTGTCTGAAGAAATAGGTTTACCGAATAAACTAAGTAATTCTTGCTCATTCTCAACGAGAATTGGCTCAAGAACTGGTCCTTGAGAAAAAGGACCGCAAATGGCACCCGTTTGATCGCTAATAGAATCAATTCTACCAACGGTAAGGTCAACCTCCCTGACCTTTACCCCTGGAGATACTAAGCCGATGTTAGCCATTTAGTAAGTCTCCCTAAAGATGTCTCATATTTCCTAAAAATATTTATAAATTTGAGCGTCTCTGAATGGGGAAATCGCCAATGAACATCACCAATCTGGGTAAGACCAGGATAAATTATCTGTTTTACGACTCTCCTTGATTCTTTTCTTGGTACAAGTCTTACACTCATAAGAATATGCAGATGGTATATCACCTCTTGTCTTTCTAGTCTTATAAAATCCCTCAGTCAAATCTTTTGTCTCTCCACAGACACGACAAGTTCTTTGTTGAAAAAGAAGATGTCCAGATTCAAACTGTTCATCTAGATCCATTACCGATAATCCCACATGTAAGAACGATCACCATATTCATCAACATGCCACCTGTCACCATCGGCATCCACGAATGATTCCTCTTCAGTTCCATCCATGATGAATCCAAACGGAGCCATGTCCTGTTCTATTTGATCTCTCTGGTCTTCATATATTCTCTTTCTAACGTCCTGGTCAGTCAACTCCTTGAAGTAGTCTTGTGCAACTAACCATGCATAAATTACCAGACACATTGCAAGGTCATCATTACAACCTTCTTCTGCCTCAAATGAATTACTCTTCTGGATGAAAGTGGTGAGTTCTGAGATGATGTCATAATCATTGAAGATCAACTTATCATCCTCAATCATCGTCTTGAGGTTTGAACATCCAATCTTTTTCACGGTCTTGGACATCTTGACACCCATCTGTGTTTTGGTGCCAGAAAAACCCTGTCCAACAATTTGACCTGCACGACCACGCATCGCACACATCAGAATGTTTTGATATTCCAGATCGTAATGCAAGATACTTGCAACCTGATCTCCAATATCATTCACTTCACAGAGAATGAATGCATTATTATAAGCCTTCGCAACATCGTAGATAACACTTGGGAACAACATCGGTTTGATTTCGTTGTTCTTGAATTTACCAACTACCTTATGTGGAAATGTAGTGATGTCAAAGATAACAAATGCAGAGTAATCAATACCCACACCACGAGCAACGTCAACAGTAACGATGTAATCGTGTTCTGCAATTGGTTCTTCATATACATCTAAACCTTTTGAGTTTCGTTTGATTGGATCTTCATAGACCAATGAACGAAGTTTAGATACATTAATCAACGTGTCAACAGATCCTAAGAACTCACATTCAAACTCAACCTTGAACTGTTGTTCTGAAGTGTTTGCAATTGTTTGTTCTTTCCAGACAGCATCTCTACCTGGAACTTCAGACCAGTGAACGTCTGTTGCAATGTATTCGTTTTTACCTCTCTCTGCATCATGCCAATATCGGTAGAAGTGATTCATACCGTGTGGCGTAGACACCATGATTACCTTGGTGCTTTTACCAGAAGTAATAGTAGGATAAACAGAGGCAAAGAACGAGTCAG